CTATCTTCACTACAAATATTTTTAATTCGATTTACAAGATATTTTATATCAAATCCTTCAACATTCCACCCTGTAATAATATCTACATTAGAACGTTTCCAGAAATCAACAAATTGATTTAATAATGAATATTCGTCTTGACATAAAATTAAATCACAATTTTCTATTGGATCTCCAGTATATTCTCTGGACATAAATGTTGTATTGCGTTTTGTTTTCATATTCTTCATAGTAATAAGAAGAACTTCTTCGCTTGCTTGATCCGGATTAGGGAATCCGGATTGTTCCGTTGCAGTTTCTATATCAAGTACAAATGAATTAATATAATCCATACTCCAGTCTATCAGACCAGTAAATTTGTCGGAAATAAACTGGACGTCAAAACCTATATCACCATAAATTTCAAAATTATCTACATCAGAATATCGTTTAATAAAATCTCGTGTTTCGCTAATACTTCCTGGTTGAATTTCTTCTACATACTGACCGAAAAGATTTTGATAATCGCTCGTTTTATTGGATTTCACATAAACTTTAGGCGAGTATTCTAATTTAAATTGAACTCGTTTCCCGTCTTCAATACCTTTATATAAAATACTATTTCCTAAAATTGATACATCTGTGTAAAAATTTGACATTTATTTACCTAAAATAAATTTTGGAGATGGCGCAGTAATATGACCGAAAACTGAATTATATTGTTCAAGGAATGCATCTTCAATCTCAATAAAAAATATAATTCGTTCTCTGTTAAAGGTTAATTTTAACTCGCTACCTTTTTGCGAATAGTGCGGGAAAGGAGCAAATGCATACGATTGTTCTTGAGGATTTGATCTAGAAGGAACAATCACTAACTGAATAGCATTTTTATAAATATCGCCATCAGCAGTTGTTTCTATGTATTCGGCAATAACATCTTCACCAGTTGCTGTTCTAAACATTTTAATATTTTCTGACATTATTTTTCCTCGTATTTTATGACATCAACGCCACATTTTTTTAAGAATTGAATACCCTCATTAGAGCGATATTCGTTTTTATAATACACAGTTTGTATACCAGAACTGTATATAATTTTTGAACACTGTAAACATGGACTATGAGTACAGATTAAAATTGCGCCAACTCCTGATTCCGTAGAACTAGCCAATTGAGAGATTGCATTACTTTCTGAATGTACCACTTCATCATAAGTTTTCAACCCACGCCAGAAAAATGAATCTGTAATCGGATTATATCGCATTTTATCTTGCGGCGATAATTCAAAATATTCCGAATCAGATAAAAAAATTTCACGCTCACAGTCATTTGATTCCCATCCGGCTGGAAGACCATTATATCCGCAACTAATAATACGATTATTCTTTACAATAACAGTTCCAACTTTTAATCGTTCTGCATAGGAAAGCTGAGCCGTTCGTTCAGCCACGTCCATAAAATATTTTAAAAATTTTGATTTCATAACAAACTCCATAGAATTATTATACTATAGAAATTACTTTTCGTAAAGTAAAAAAATGGCAACCATTAAGATTGCCATTTAAGGATACCAAATTAGGTATTATTGAATTTCAAACACTTTTGGTTTGTTTTGTTCTGGAATTACGTTTTTTAACGTCACATATAACATACCATCGGATAATGTTACTTTCTCAACCTCAACAGTATCAGCGAGAGTGAACGTTCTCTTAAAATCCCTTTCTGCGATTCCTTTGTAGATATAATACAAAGAATTAGGATCTTTATCGGATGATCCACAAACAGTAAGTTTTCCCGAATCCAAAACAACAGAAATTTGGTTTTTTGTATAACCAGCAACTGCCATTTTTATCACAAACTCTTCTTCTGATTTTTTAATAATGTCATAGGGAGGAAACCCAGTTTGAGGTTTTTCTAATTCTTTAATCCTACGAAATAAATCATCAAATCCGATTAAAGCTGAATTGTGAATTGATCTAAAATCTGCAAGTGCAGTATTCATATTATTTTCCCCTTATAAAAAGCAAGATTATTATAAAATAAACCCCCGAAGCAGGTTTATATTTGGGAATACCCCAAATTCATTTATGGTCCTATTCTCATAGCAACTGATTTACAACTAGAAACATCGTTTTGTGTTGTAATAAACGCCAGTACGCTATTTACTTGAGCTAACATAGAATTAATATCTTGTAAAGTACCCATTGGACCAGATAATAAATTACTTATATCTAAAAATGCGCTAGAAATACCCGCATTCATAAAATTTAAAACTTGTTTAGCTTGAAGATAACTAATACGCAAATTATTTATTTGTTCCTGCGTAAATTCTCCGATAGGAGCAATAGTTGCGTTATACCAAGCATCATATGCCTGATTCATAATTAATTCTTGTTGAGGAATTAAATTAGCGTTAATATTAGCGGAAAATTGATTAGCCATATTAACTATTCCATTTTCAATATTTGGAATTAAACTATTCAATTCCGCTTGAATACTGTTTATATCCATCATTAATTCGGCAGAAATACTATCTATAGCTGCATTAATAGAACCAACAACTTGAGCAGCAGCTGCATCAGCAATACCCTCGGCTAAATCATCAATACTAGCAGCCGATAGCATAGTTATCATGCGCATCATTTTCTGTAATTCTTTAGGAATTAAAGCGTTCAATAATGCTCGTAAAATTTTCATACCCATTGGATTTAAATTATAAATCGCAGCAGTTGCTGCTGCGCTAGCAGCAGTAAATGGATTTGCTGCTAATGATAACGCTAGTTGAGAAATACCAACATAATGAGCATTAATATCATTTTCTGCTTGCGTAATTCGAGCTTGTAACCCTTTTAATTGACTATTTAACTCGTCTTTACATCCCATAATAAAACTCCAGTATCATTTTTTCACTTTTCCAATATTATATTTACTAACTAAATTATATTCATTTTTTTCTTTATAAGAAAGAATTTTAATTTGATTTATTGGAACTAAAGGAGATTTTGAAACTTCTGGATTACGGATTTCTAATAATTCCCAATCTTCCAATAAATTAACAATAGTATTTCTTCTAGCAATATCATTTTCACTGATGTCATGAACTCTATTATCTAACCCAAATAATTCTTTGAAATGGATAATAACATATCTACCTTGTTTATGTAAAATATGACAGGATTGATATAGCGTATTATCTTTTTTTGAAAGAACGCCAATTCGCGATAACGTTTCTTTGATTTTTAAAAAATTATTTTCATCAATAAAAACTTCAACCCCAAATCCATTAAAAATATTTTCATTCATTTTATAACTCCACTCTTATCTATTACTTCCTTGATATGTTGTAATTGATCGGGAGTAAGGATTCTTAAAGCATCTTTTGCTTTTTCAGAAGAATAGCTAAAATACTCTTTTACGTTTTCAATATCACCCGATTCGCTTTTTTTGTACCATTTTTGAAATGGTCTCTTTTTCGATTTAAGAGTATTTATATAAAAATCGTATTGTAATTTATTATCCAAATTTGGGTATCTATTCATTTCATTCACATATAATATAATATCATTATATTGACTTAACGCTCTATTAACAATATAAGGTTTATATTCCTTTTCATTTTCTAGAGTTAACACGTATGTTTTTGATTGTAATAGAGAAGGTAATACCTCTTTAAAAAGATCAAGCATAATCCCCTCCTTTATTTAAATTCTAAATCAACCATACATTCAGTAAAAAATGACATTAAATTAATTTCATGATCAACAACAAAAGCTGTTTGATATTGATATTTACCAATCAGCAAAACTAATTGCGGAATAGAATTTGCTTTTAAAATGTCGTACATATTATCATAAAGTTTACGATAGATTGCATGACTATCATTATCTAAATTATCTACAACCCATTTTCTAACATCAGTAAAAGATTTTTCTTTTAATCCTTTAACTAGAGGATTAATATTAAGATCAGATACTTGAGCTAATAACCCAGCATCAATAACTCCGCTCATAGAGTAACGTTGCAACTCATTTAATACTCTTCGATTATCTGGGTAATATTTTGCAACTACCTGAGCAACAACTTCTTTATTAAATTCAACGTTTTCTTGTTCCAGAATAAAACAAACTCGTTTAAAAAACTGAGCCATTAATTTTTGTTTATCTTCTTTAGCAATTTTTACATCGACAACTGAACATCTAGAATGTAGCGGTTCAATAATACGGTTTTTATAATTACATGTAAAAATAAATGAACAGTTAATTGAAAATTCTTCAATAGCGTTACGAAGCGCTGGTTGCAAAGAATTTGCATTAAGATAATCTGCTTCATCTATAATAATCACTTTACGCCCACCAGATAATGAAACTGATGATGCATAATTTTTAATTTTACCCCTCAGAACATCAATACCATTTTCATCAGATCCATTAATTACTATGTAGTCACAACCTACTTCTTTACATAACGCTTTTGCAATAGTAGTTTTACCAACACCTGCTGAACCAGCAATTAATAGATTAGGAATTTTACCTTGATTAGCAAATTCTTGAAAAGTAGATTTGATCGATTCAGGAAGAACACAATCAGCAATTTTCTCAGGGCGATATTTTTCGCACCACAACATTTGTTCACGCATAATATAATCTCACATTTTAAACATAAAAAAAGGGTGACCCAAGCCACCCTAAAATTTCAAATTATTCAGCTGAATAACCGGATACAATATTTACATATAATTTAGCAAATTCTTTATCTTCAGTATTTTGCTCAGCAAAATTTTGCTTATGATAAGTTCTAGCTAGACGATTAATAATTTTCTTGGGAAGATCAATCTCATCTTTAATAGAATCGACAATATCCTTTACTGCTAACTTTTCATTATCAACTCGAGAAAGATGAACTGAAATTTCTTTTAGCCCATCAATTAAAGTTTTTTGTTGTTTTTCGTCTAAAGTACCAAATACAGTTTCAATTGATTGTGTCATAATTAACCTCCGAATTTTGATGAAGTTTCTATCGTCACCCAGTACTTCAATTCACTTGAAGTTGAAGTCCATGTTGAGATACCTTTACTAGAAATCTCAACATCATAAGTATCAGGAATAACTTTTAAATTTTCAGTTTTAAACACTAATTTAAAAACTTTACCTTCAGGATCAACATCAGCCAATTCTAAAGAGTTTGTATGACTAGCATCATTAGACTCATCAAAAGTTAATAAATCAACTGTAGTACCATCTGATTCAACAGCAATATGCGGAGCGCCTAATACACTAGCAGTTTTTAGAACCCAGTCTAAATCTTCTTTTGAAAAAGTAAATTTAACATCTACTGATGGAAGATTAGGGCGTTTATCTGGAGCAACAACAATCATAGATGGGTCAGTAATACGATATTTAATTTTTGAACGACCACCACGACCTTTAATAATTACATGACTAGAATCAAATTCTAATTCTGAACCTTCTTTAAATAAAGAAGTAACTGAAAGAAAATTATTTAAATCATAAATCCCGAAATCTTGAGGAATTTCTTCGCTAATAGTAGCATCAGCTAAAATATTTTTCTGAGGACTCATTGTTGAAACGGTACTACCTTGCTTAAAGTAAATACCTTGATTAATTGTTGCAAAGTTTTTTAGGATCGCAGTTGTTTCTGGAGAAATTTTCATACTTTATTATCACCTCATGTTAAAAGAATCATTTACATTATATATTGTACTATATGTTGACTAAAAAGTCAAATATTTTTTGGTGGGTCTCCTGGGACTCGAACCCAGATCAACCGATTATGAGTCGGACGTTCTAAACCTTTGAACTAAAGACCCAAAAATTTACTTTTTCATTTTTCTACCCTTTACCCAATTCTCAGGTATCGGATCAGTAGTTTTTATTTTTTTATTCTCAATTCCGTTCGTTATCCAAATAGACCCAAATTGAGAATTTTTGCAACCTACTTGTTTACCAATAGCGCTTTGTTTGATTAGAAATTTAGATTCATCAGTATGAAACTTTCCTTTAAAACTAAAATTAGGGGATAAATTCATCTCACCATTGTTCCAACGCTTTTTAGTGTTGTCTCTAAATTTAATTTTGACGCTATCTATTTGATATGGATTACAAACTCCATATTTTTCTAATATAGTTTTATCAGCAGCTTTTCTAGCCAGTTTGTTTTTCGAGCGCCTAAGAGTATCATTAGAATTAATGTAATCCCAACCACCAAAACCACCAATCTTCAAATTATATGTATTCTCAGTTGCTAAAAATTCTTCAGTTACAATTTCTGCTTCTTTTGAATACATATCTTCTTTGTTGTCATAAACAAAAAGTATTTCTTTTTCGAAATTTTCAATTCCATATTTTTGTTGGGCGTATTTCAGGTATTTTCCTGAACCCATATAATTATCGTCAAGATTTTTGGTCTTATGGCTTCCAATATAGAATTTGCCGTCTATCTTGTTTGAAATTTTATAAATTGTAAAGTACATAAATTTCTTTAAATACTCTTATTTATAAAAGTTCGAGTTTCGATACAACTCGAAGGGAGCGAGTAAGGGGATTCGAACCCCTACCTTCAGTTTGGAAGACTGTAATGCTACCATTAACACCATACTCGCAATAACAATTAGAAATTGTTTTAAATTTTGGCGGAGAGTATTGGACTCGAACCAATACATCGATTTCTCGATGACGGTTTAGCAAACCGCTCCATTAACCGTTCTGGCAACTCTCCAAAATACTAACCCATCCAACTTTTAAATTTATTTAAATGATACGCTTTATAATGTTTCTTTGTACTTCCGGGTCGTGTACTAATAAATTTAGGTAACGATCCACACATTCTATCAAATATCATCGGTTGAGAGTCTATTTCAGTTTCAAATAACTTTACTATTTCAGTATTGGTACCAGATTGATTTTCTAAAATAAAATAAAATACTCGTTGTCCTTCTTTATCACTAAAATATTCTTTAATAGAACTAATGTCTTCACTAGAAAGAAATTTATCGTCTAACTGTTTTTTAACAATAGAATCTAAAGTTTCTTTAGACACTGGAGTATTATGTTCAAATTGAACTTCAAAGTGTTGCATATTCATACTAATATCCTATCTGGCAGGGTTACGTGGGCTCGAACCACGAACGACAGAATCAAAATCTGTTGTGTTACCATTACACTATAACCCAATTAATTTGGCGGAAGGTCAGAGATTCGAACTCTGGGAAGGTTTCACCCTTCAACGGTTTTCAAGACCGTCCGTTTCAGCCGCTCACGCAACCTTCCTAATTCTTTATAGACCTATTTGGGGTGATCGGTGGGACTTGAACCCACAAAATCCTGAATCACAATCAGGGACGTCTACCATTCCGTCACGACCACACCAAATAGGTCTATTTGGCACCCTTAGAAGGAATCGAACCTCCATTCTGGGAGTAGAAATCCCATGTCCTATCCATTAAACGATAAGGGCTACATCAATTTGGTACCCAGGGTAAGATTCGAACTTACAACAATTGGTTTCTAAGACCAACTCCTCTACCGATTGGGATACATGGGCAATAATTTCTGCTTATGTTGTTATTGCAATAACAACTCTATTTCATTTTTCTTCCTCTATACCACCCATTAGGTATTATAGAATCTTTACATACTTTTGAATTATTAATACCATCAGTAATCCACATTGTTCCATATTGGGAGTTTTTATTTCCCATATGTTTACCGATAGCGCTTTGTTTCATTTTCTGTTTGGTTTCTTTAGAATGAGTCTTACCAGTAAATGTATCATATCGCACTTTATTTTCTTTATGAGCCTTTGATAAATTTTTAGATCCACTTATTTTACCACCTAAAGATTTTAATTCAACAGGTATATTTTTTGTATTGGTGGCTCTTACATTTTTCATTTGTTCTGTTAACTCAGAATTAATATAAGTAAAACCACCAAAACCACCTCTACGCAAATTATATACATCATCGCGTAAGAGAAACTCCTCAGTAACAACTTCAGATTCTCTTGCATACATAGATTCCGAATCATCGAAAAACTCAAGTATGTCTTTCTTAAAGTTATCTATTCCATATTTACATATAGCATCTTTAATAACCTTTCCAGAACCCATATAACCATCATTTATATTTTTGGTTTTATGAACCCCAACATAGATTTTATTATTCACGAGGTTTGTGATTTTATAGAGATAAAAAATCATTTAACAATTCCTTTTTATTTCTATTTATAATAAATCTATTTCGTGTATTCCTAACGGGATTCGAACCCGTGACGACACCTTGAAAGGGTGTTGAGATAACCGCTTCTCCATAGGAATAAGAACTTTTTATAGAAACACACTCGTTTCTGAGCTTTCGGTATGTATGCCTACACTTTAGGATAGCCCCTGCGTCCAGTTGCTCAGTATCCCTACCGTGAATATGTTTTTATATAAATTTGGCTCCCAGAGTAGGAATCGAACCTACCTGATGAACTGATTAACAGTCAGCTGGCACACCTTGCGCCCATCTGGGATTTATTCATTTATTATACTATAGACTCTATTAAAAGTCAAGCATTATTTACTACAATATCTAAAATTTTTAATTCAAGATCACGAAATGATCCATCATTCTCAACAACATGATCAATATGAGGATTACCTATCCACTCATACTCAGATTTATGTATACCGTGAGTTTGAGCATAATTTTCAAAATATTCTCTACATTCAATAGAGTAAACATCATACCAATCAGGTCGAGTTTCTGTTCTATCAACCTGAACCAATAATGAGTTTAGAGATTTAAGAAATCTTATTTCATTATTAAATCTAACATCAGTAATAACAACATTTTCGTATTGTAGAATTTTACGTTCTAAACTATCAACCCATATAGTATCTATAAGGTTATTTCTACAAACTTCAGTTCCAAAAATTTGTAGAATATATCTTGGTGTAATATCTCTATTAAATTTCTTTGACCAAAATGGATCAAGTGTTTCACGAAATTCCCTAGATTCTGTTGTATCACCTTCAAGTAAAGCTCTTTCCCAACCGAAAATAGCAGAAACGCTATCTTTTAAACTACCAGCAAAAGATAATGGAACAAAATTATGTTCTGTTGCTAAAATTTCACCTACAGTTCCTTTACCAGAACCGATAAAACCCAATAAACCAATAATCATAATATCACCAATTTAACCAAAATATTTCGTTTTTTCAAACGAACACTTTTAGAAAATTCTCTATCAGAGATCATTTGCTTAAATGAACCTTTATCATACATTTTTAAAAAGTTAATTTTAGCATCTAATTCTTTTATTTCAGTATCAACAAATCGAATTTCATCAATTAAAGTTCTATTCATAATAAAATACCTAAAATTGGAAGCGGAGAGTTGGAATTGCACCAACGACCTCTAGGTTATGAGCCTAGCATTCTACTACTGAACTATCCCGCAATAATTAATCAGAACTCTTGTATATATCTACACTTTGGTAGAAACCTAACAGGTGGCGTACAACTTTCACTGTTTATATTGTACTATTAAATTGGTCTCTCTGCTTCGATTTGAACGAAGGACAATGCGCCCCAAACGCATCATGTTACCAGACTACACTACAGAGAGATGTTTTACATATTCGTCTATAATTTTGGAGCCCCACCCCAGAATCGAACTGAGATCAGATGATTACAAGTCAACTGTAATAGCCATTATACTAGAAGGGCAAAATCTTTATGCTAATAAATCTTTAACTAATTACCAAAAATTTGGTACGGGTGGACAGACTCGAACTGTCACTTGATAGATTTTAAGTCTATTGCCTCTGCCTATTGGGCCACACCCGCATTACTAATAAAATTTGGTGGGTAAGGTAGGATTTGAACCTACTCAGCCAGTGGCGCGGGATTTACAGTCCCGTGTGACTCTCCAACTTCACCGCTTACCCTTAATTCAAACTATACATCTATTGTACTATAGAACTATTATTTAGTCAAGCACTTTTTTCTATTTAGTAAATTTTTACTATTTTTTTAAAAAAGATCAAAGTATAGACGTATTCTATACTAAGATCTCTGTTTAGTCAAGCACTTTTTACAATTCGCCAAGATAATTTGCGATAGCAGGAAGATTACCTTGAAATTGATAAGTTCCAGTATGAGTAGTTCTCATCCAAGGAGCCATCCAAACTTCAATATCAATTTTTCTACATTGTTGACAAAAATGATAATCCTCGCTTAAAACACGGTTAGATTCTTCATCAATTTCAACATTAAAATATGAATGAATAGTTCTATCCCCACCAAAATGCGCAGTACCAACATGATCTGGGGTATATTTGTATTGCGGATATGCAATTTCAAATTTTTCAAACACGTCCCTACGAATCATCATCATACCAGTACCAATCTCTAGAACTTCTAGAGGTTCTGTTACGTTAAAGTGTGTCGTACCTGCAACGGGATTAAATACAATATCACCGCCTAATTGTTCTAGTTCAGCGCTAGTAATTTCAGGATTTTTTATAATTGCTTTTTTAATATTTTCCCATTTGATAGTTTTCTTTGGATAAGGAGCTCCAATAATATCCTTATCTAACGCTAACATAGCAATAATATCCATAGGATTAAATCCAATATCAGCATCTAAAAAAATCATATGCGTACAATCGCTACGCAAAAACTCATCAACTATGTAATTACGCGCTCGTTGGATTAATGACTCGTTAAATAAAAATGAAAATTTAAGATCCACTCCATATTGCATACAAGCAGTTTGTAGATCTAAACACGATTTCATATACATACCTAAACAGCTACCGCCATACATAGGAGTACCCAAAAATAATTTTTTGTTTGCTAATTCTTCGCGGCTAATTTTTATTTCCATACCATATCCATTTTTTATTAATTAATTATCAAAAAGTTATTCAACAATTTATAGTTAAAATCTTTTAGTTATCGATTTTAATCTTTATAATAGTTTTTATATATTATTTGCTAATCGCAATATTTGATCTAACAAATCGTTTTATTTTTTTATTTAAAGATTTTTGTTTTCTTTCAAGGTTAAATTTTGATACTTTTGATTTAAAATCAATCCCATTCAATCGATCAATATTTTGTTGAATTATTCTTGAAGTTAAACCACAAAATTGTACTAATCTAGTCTCACCATTAAAATCTTGATATTGTACAACAATATCTTTTGGTCGTTTTACATGTAATTGTAAACCCATATTACTAATATCAAGTTCAGGTAAAATAATATCTCCTCCCGATACGCTAACTATAACAGGATTAAAAAAAGCTACATAGTCTTCACCGCTTCCAGCAACAAATACTCTGTAAGGTAAACCAAATTGGTTTGCAGCAACACCAAATACATCATGAAATTTAGCTGATTCAATTAATCTTGAAGCAATATAACCTGTATCTAAATGTGGATTTCCAAAATCAAAATCGTCAACTTTAGAGACTAAACATAAATTTTCTTGAGATACTAATGTATAGGGTTCAAACTTAGGTTCTTGCGGGTCATATGTTGATGTTAATTGATTCGTATTATATATAAGTTCTGTATTCATTGTATAACCTTCATCTTAGAAAAATTCTTTACTTTTTCAAATTTCAATACTATATCAAATTTATCTGATACTTGATCAGATTTATGGCTAATAACAAAAATATTTGTGTTTTTATCAACTGTTGATAGTAAATTCATAAAAACATCAGTACCACCTGTATCAAGAGATCCATCCATAATTTCGTCAAGAATTAACAAATTTGTATTTACTGAATTTTTTAATCTAGCTAATTGCCTAAATGAAAATAAAATAGCTAAATCTAATCTAGTTTTTTCACCTTCAGAAAAATTGGCATAAGTAAATTCGTCCCGATGTCTTGATTTAATTAACTCTTCAAAATTTTCGTTAATATTAAAATTAACAAAAAAATCTAATTGAGTTAGATATTGATTTATATATTTGTTAAGAATTGGTAAGTATTGTTTAATAATTCTAGTTTTAATACCACCATCTTTTAACATTACAGATATAAAATCATAATAACTTTTTTCATTTATATATTCTTCATATTTTTCAACGTAACCGTCTAAACTTTCAATTAACTGTTGAAGAGTATCTGAATCCGTTTCGTTAACACTAACTGGATTTTGTATAGAATGAATTTCATCAGAAACTAATTTTATATATTTTTGTGCTGAACGAATATTTGAATTTTTATCTAAAATAATACTATTGTTATTAGCAATCTTATTGTTAATTTGTTTTATTTCAGATAACCTTTGTTTTCCAGCATTGTATTCATCAATTAGTTTTTGTTCACCAAGTTGTAACTCTTGTAACTTTAAACTATTAGTAGAAATAGTTTGTGTTTTAAAAATTTCATCAATTGTTTGTTTACATGTTGGGCAATTATCATTATCATGATAAAATTCATTTTCTTTTTTTATTTTAGAGATACTACCCTGTAACTTTACGCTAAAGTTAGATAATTTTGTTTGTTTAATTTCCAGGGAATCCAGATCAGAAATTTGAGCAGTTAAATTTTCATTTTCTTCTAGCAATTCTTGAACAGTTTTTTGTAAATCTTTAACTTCAACAAAAGTATTTGCAATAATTTCTTGTTTTCTTAAAATTAATTGTTCAGAAACAGTTTTATTTTGTTTAATATTTTGTTTTTGAAGTTCAATTTTATCTTTAAACAATTCGATATTATATTTGCAATCTTGAACTGCATCTTTTATACTAGACAATTTATCTTTAACTATAGAATTCATATTAGAGAAAATTTGAATATCTAATAAATCCTCGATAACTGAGCGTCTATCACTAGCCGATAATTGCATAAAAGGAGTATATCTAGCAGAACCCAATATCACCACCTGAGTAAAAGATTTATAGCTCATTTTGAGGATATAACGCTCTAGTTGCTCTTGATAATCTTTTACTTTGGCATCTTGTTTAACAAGAACATCATTACAATAAACCTCAAAAATATTAGGTTTAATACCCCTAATAATTTTGTATTTGTTTGGT